CTCGCGCCTGAATACCCGGCGTTCTGCTCGGATTTCAGCCAGCTTGGCCAAGCTGATGCGCACCATTCGCTGAGTCAGGATCAACATGGCCCTCGGTGAGTGGTCAGGCTTGCGCGCAATCTTGGCCAGCTTCTCGGCGACCTTGAGTTTGATGAGGGTCATTGGTGTTCTCCAGCAGTGCCGAACAGCTCGGCCAGGTCGATATCAAAGACATAAGCCCAGGCAGCAGCAGGCCAGGCTTTAACCCCCTCGGGGTAACGTTTGTCGGGAACGGTTTCAGGGGTGACGCCGTGATGCCGGCACCAACGACTGAGGTTCACATGGCTAAAGCGGCGATTGGTGGCGGCCTCGACTTTGAGGATGGTCGCGTGCCTGGTGCTGAAGCCGAGTTCATCGCGGAGCTTGGCGACTTCACGCACTGCTGCCGACGCCTTGGCCATCGCCTTGGCCTCGCGGCGAGACCCGATCTGCGCCTTGGTCACGATCGCGTGGTCACGTTGCTCAAGTGCCAGCTGCTCTGAGCGCTTCGAGGCCAGCAGGTGCTCCAAGGCCTCGATGTAGTTCTCGGGCATGGATGACCTGTTGCGGTTGCGCTCCTGGACAAGCTCCCAAAACTCACGGACCAGCTTCTTCTTAAAGGCCCTGACGATCTCGGTGTTGCGCATGTAGGTCAGCAGCAGGGTTGCCTGGGGTTCGTCCAGGAGCGCAACTTCACGCGATTGCATGCCTCCGGCTGTTTCAAAGGGTTCGATTTCAAATCGCACCCTTCCAAACTCCTCGAAATCGGCCCGGTACTTGCGCACAAGCGCGATGACGCTCGCATGCTCGTTCTCAGTCCCTGCCGCAATGACGGTGGTTGAAGCGACAGCAGCCCCGTCTTTGATGATGACAATGGTCATGCCGCACCCCCAGCGCCACGTTTTGCAGCAGTAGGTTTTTGTGGCGCGGCAGGCCGCTGGGCTTCAAGGCTTCGAAGGTTTTCATCCATCTTCCGCGCCCACTCCTCGGCATTTGTAGCCCACTCCTCGGTTTGAATGGCCCCGATGCCTGCCAAGCGGCCTGCAGTATCTTGCTCGGGCAGCAACTTGCTCACAGCCAGAAACATGGTCTTGAATTCGATGAGCTTTTCCCGCAGCACCAGCAGGTCGTCGTAGGCTTCATCTGCGATGTTCTGGAGGGTCTTCATTGGGCATCACCTGCGGCATTCATCAGCTGCAGCAACTGGTCCTTAGCCTGCTCGGACAGCATGTAAATCGCCTCGTGGATGGCCGACTCACCTTGGAAATCAAGCTGAGGCTCGAATCCACTCTGCTGGTCATCCTTGAAGGAGTGGTTCTCCATGAGGATGGAGGCGAAGCTCTCGATCACGCGCAGGCGGGCCATGACCTTTTCGCCCAGGTCGCTGGTTGTGGTCGTCATTGGGTTACCTCCGCGCCACAAACAGGAGAGGTTGGGTTTTGTGGCGCGAGGTCTTCGGCTTCACGGATAGAGCCGTCAACAGCGTCAATCAATGCCTCGCATTGCTGGGTCAAAACCCGAATCGCATACACTTCGTTGGCATTGTCTGGATCTGCGTCAACGAGACCCGCAAGCATCGCGTTCACGCCTGAGAGGATGGTGCTTGCGGCCTCTATTGCCGTGTAGCAGCTCGAGCCGTGATTAACCTGTAGCGCGACGCCAGAGACCAGGAATGCCTGGGTGCGTGTGACGAAGGCGCTCATTGGGCACCGCCTTGCTCTGAGGCATGCGGGAGCGCGTCGAGATAGGCGTACTCGTGATGGGCATAGAGCGCCTGGGTGCAGAACTCGAGAGCACTGAGCAAATCCTCCCGGTCGCGTGACAACAGCATTTCGCCAAGCTGGGCTTGGTCTTCCAGCAATACGCGGGCAATGCCGTAAGCGCCTTGGGCGGCGCGAAAGCGATGGCGCAGATCGATCAGGCTCTCCTTTGGCTGTTGCACAGCAACACGGGGTTTGCTATTTTCCGGACGTGACATATCGTTCTCCTCGAACGAAGATTCCAAAAGTCCCTTGCCGGGGACGGTTAAAAAGCCCGCCTGCGAAGCGGGTTTTTTGTTGCCTGCGATTTAGCCGGACAACAAAAATTGGGATGGGCAGGCCTTCATGGCAACGCCTGCTTTGTGAGATTGGCGTTAGGGTCGCTGAGCCCCAGGGTCATCTGCAGCAATTGGCGGCCTTGTTCGATTTCGCTAAGCAGCACAGGCTCGTCTCGCTTCCACTGGTTCAGCCCTTGACCATGCAAACTGGCTAGAGCTTTGCGATCGTCATACCTGCGGCACACGCGATGGAAGTCTTCCAGAGCGGATGGTTCACCATGAAGCAGCCGGTCAATCTGTTCGTCACACCAAATTTCAAAGTCGACTGAGAGCCATTTGGCGAACTTGACGGCCAGCTTCGGACTGATCCAAGTGCCACCGCCACGATCCAACCGAGCCCGGCTTTTTCGTACATACGGGATAATCCCGTATCTACGCTCAAGGCCTTTTAGGTAACGCTGGGTATCGGGCAGGCGAATCCATTCATATGGATCACGCCCGAAACTCTGCGCGATACGGGTAGCGTTCAACCAACCGGCCGCATCGAAGTCAACCTGGCGACCTTCGTAATCGAGCCTGATGACGTTGTTCACTGCGCACCCCCGGCACTGGATAAATTCACAGAGGGTTTGCCCGACTCAACGGCATAGGCCAACTGGCGTATCGTTTGGTCCAGGGTAGGGACACAGTGAGCCTCCCGATCATGCCGAGCAGGAAACGAGCGCACCTCAATAGCAGCGAAGGAGCCGTCGATCTGCTGTGAAACGTAGACGGTACGCCCGATGCGAATGGCTTTACTCAGCGCTCCTTGCGTCATGCCCAGCAATGACGCTGCATGCGGCTGCCCATAACCCTTAGCAAAATCCTTCAAAGGGACCATGATCATGGCCTACCTCCAGCTAGTACTTTGCCTTGATAGTACCTTTGGCATTTTTATTAAGCAATACCTTTGGCATTTGATGAATATTACTGTCAGGAATATTATCCAGGCATGAAAAAGCCACTGCCTCAAGATCGCAAAGAAGAGTGCCTTCGCCTGAAGCAGATCTTCAACGCCAAAAAGAAAGAGCTGAACCTCACCCAGGAGAAGCTGGCGGCTCAGCTCGGCATTAACCAGAGCTCTGTCAGCCACTATCTAAACGGCGTAAATCCTCTGAACACGCAGGTGGCCACCGCCTTCGCGAAAATACTAGGCGTGCCCATACGAGATTTCAGTCCGCGCATAGCCGAGATTATCGATCTCTACACCGCGATGCAGGTTACTGACGAGTCTTTTCGTGCTACGTGGGAAAGGGCGGCTCGAGAAATTGATGCGCCACCACGCGAGCTTTACGTGCTCATTCCGCAGCTTCTGGATGAGAACTCGTTTGTGCCGAGCAAAAACGATGAACATGTCGGCTTAACAGAAGGAATGGTCTTCCGGCGCGGATGGATTCGGGAGATGAATTTACATGTCCCCGCCTTGCGTATCCTATACGTCAGCGATGAAAGCATGGCGCCCCATATTTGTGCTGGCGACATCCTAATGATCGACACTTCCGATGTCGTAGTTGCCGATGGTGGAGTGTATTTGATCAGGCTTCCAGATGGCCGCACGACCGTGAGACGCGTCGTCCGGCAGATATCGGGTAGCTGGGTTCTACGCTGTGACAACCTGGACAAGCAGTCCTACCCCGACGAGCTTATCTCGGACCCCTCGATCTCTCAGCTACCTGTTGTAGGCAAGGTCGCATGGCGTGGTGGCAACGTGAGAATCAGCAAGGTTTGATCTGCCCGGATGAAGCCAAGAGATCTCATCTACCTATAAATATTGCCAAAGGTATTTACAAAAAATATTGCCCTTGGTAATTTTGCTTCCATCAACTGCATGGAGCGAGCTAGCGTGAGCATTCAAACCATTACCACATCCGGCTGGACCGGACGCCTCGACATGGGCCTGGCCCCGCGTGAACTGGAAGCCACTTTGCTTGCAGCCGCTGACCTGACGGTGAAGCAGGTTGCGCAGGTGATGGGGATTGCTCCTAAGACGGTCGAGAAACGCTTGGAGGCGGCACGCCTGAAACTCGGCGCAAAAACCATGCGCGGTCTCGTTCTCGAGGCGTTCAAGTGCCAGCTCATCAGCCCCGCCGTAACGGCCTTGGTTGCGCTTATCACCACTCACGCCGTACTAGGCGACGACCAGATGCTTCGGGACCGACGCAGTGGTAAAGGTGCCGAGCGGCGGGTGGAAACCCGCGTTGCAACCCGGCGCGTCGAATGCGCTCTGGCGGTGGCATGAAGCCTACAACCTGATTTGACCAAACCAGTTTTTGCGAAAGCCATCAATCGCGGCAGGCCCTCGGCTTGCCTGAAATACGGAGATTCACATGCTCATACTTACTCGTAACGTCGGAAAAGCCATCATCATCGGTGGAAACATCCGCGTTACCATTGCCGGCCTGCAAGGTAACCAGGTTCGCCTGGGCATTGTGGCGCCGCAAGGCGTGATCATCGACCGCGAGGAAATCCACCAGCGCCGAGTCGCCGAAGGTAACGTCCAGGAGCCCCCAGCGTTCAGCATCGACGAGCACGTCAAACTGGTTGCCGATGCGCGCCGGTACCAGTGGTTGCGCCAGCATGGCCGCCTCCAGGATGCATACGGCACTCTCCTCGGCTTGAGCGGACAAGACAGCCTCGACTTCACGCAAATGGATAGCGAGATTGACTCAGCCCTCCGTCGCCAGGCCGCTTTGCAAACAGCGGAGCAGGAGCAGCAGTCATGACCCAGGCCGGCCTGCTCCTGCTGCTGTGGGATGCCCTGCAGCATCGTGAAACCACCTTTGGCCAGGTACTCGACCTGTCTTCCGCTTGCGGCCTGGATGGGCGCCGGGTGCTGGCTGATCACTTCCGGAGGCTGCCATGAACAAGCGCCGTTCCATCAACCCCGCCGCCCTCCCCGCCGTGGGCCAGCCCCTGGGTGGCGGCTTTTTCGCCGGCCGGATCTTCTTCGATGGCGCCGAACATGCGGTGATCGATGCAGGCCGGGATTTCGAGGTGGCCGCCCACTGGTGGCAGGAGGAAGGCCCACGCCCACGCATCCGAGCCGCAATATCCCGCTTCACCCAGGCCATGGCCGCTGAGGGCAGCGCCATCGCCCGCAAGGTGCTGGGAATGAACATTCGTGGTACGTGGGGCTGGCACATCCCGTCGATCGAGGAGCTGCAGGTGTTGCGCTGCAACCTGCTGCAACTGCCGGACTGGGGCCACGATGGTTTGTACACGGTCAGAGATGCTGCCCAGGCGTTCGGCCTGAGCGAGTACTGGAGCAGTAGCCAAAAGTCGAACGCAGCTACTGCCTGGTGCCTACACATGCTGCCTTGGTGCGTGCCCGATACGAACTGGGTGAGCAAGTGCAAGGGCGTCAGGCCGGTGCGCACCCTGCTGATCAGCCAGGAGGCTTTCGTGCATGAGCCATCGACCGATGCGCCAGTGCCCAGCGCCGACTTGCGCGGCCTGGCCAACCAGCATGCGGTGGCCACCGTGCTTGAGCGGTTCGTGAATGAGGACACAGGGAAGTTCTACGGGCGCGCAGAGGCGCTGGTGGCTGAGCTGGCGGCGCTGGCTGTGCCTGCCGTTACAGATCGGCGTGACAACCCAAACCTGACGCATCAGGTGGAGTAGATCAATGCGCTACATGACCGTCAGAAAATTCGCCAGTGAGTCTGGCTACACCGAGGACGCGATCCGCTCAAAGATCCGCGACGGGGTCTGGCGGCTTGGTGAAATTTGGCTAAAGGCGCCGGATGGCCGGACGCTAATCGACATGGAAGGATATGAATCATGGGTAGAGGCGGGAGCGGGGTCAGGGCAGTCTCAGACTCGAGCATCGAGATCACGTTCATGTACCGGGGTGTTCGGTGCCGCGAGCGCGTCGCGCTCAAGCCCACCGCCACTAATCTGAAAAAGGCCCAGCAGCACAAGGCAGCGATCGAGCATGCGATTGCTCAGGGGACGTTCGACTATGCCGTCACGTTCCCAGGCTCTCCCCGGGCGGCCAAGTTCGCACCGGAAACAAGCCAGGAGACCGTAGGCGGATTTTTAACCAGGTGGCTGGCCGCGAAGCAGAAGCACATCTCCAGCAGCACCTTTGCGGGGTACAGGAAGATTGTCGAGCTGAGGCTGGTACCTGCTCTCGGCCACCACCTAGTCATCGAGTTCAAACGCAAGACGGTTCGTGACTGGCTGGACGGCCTGCAGGTGAGTAATAAGACCCTGAGTAACATCCAGAGCTGCCTCCGGTCTGCGCTCAACGACGCTGTCGACGAGGACCTTCTGGATATCAACCCGCTGGCCGGATGGACATACGCCAGGAAGGAGGCGCCGCCCAAGGATGACGATGTAGACCCGTTCTCGCCTGAAGAACAGCAGGCAATTCTGGCAGCCTTGAGCGGCCAGGCCAGGAACATGGTTCAGTTTGCGCTATGGACCGGACTCCGGACGAGCGAGCTTGTTGCGCTGGATTGGGGAGATGTGGACTGGGTACGTGGGGAGGTGATGATCAGCCGGGCTATGACTCAGGCTGCAGGTGGCCAGGCTGAAGTAACGAAGACTGCGGCAGGTCGGCGATCGGTGAAACTTCTGCGCCCCGCTCTCGAAGCGCTGACTGCGCAGAAGGCGCATACGTTCCTGGCTGATGCCGAGGTCTTCCAGAACCCGCGGACGCTTGAACGCTGGGCCGGGGATCAGCCGATCCGCAAGACCATGTGGCACCCAGCAATGAAAAAGGCTGGTGTGCGATACCGCCGCCCGTATCAGACCAGACACACCTACGCATCCATGATGCTCTCGGCAGGAGAGCATCCAATGTGGGTAGCCAAGCAGATGGGGCATAGCGACTGGACAATGATCGCACGGGTCTACGGAAGGTGGATGCCTGATGCCGATGAACTGGCGGGACAGAGGGCACAAGAGCTTTGGTGTGAGACCCGACACGTCAGGGGCGCAGAAGAAAAAACCTGATCCCTTACCAGTAATAGGGTGTCATGGTTTAGCATGCACCGTGTACAACTTCATGGAGACTGAAATGGCTATTTATGCAGTTTGGAACAACAAAGGCGGGGTTGGGAAAAGCTATCTGACGTTCCAGATTGCCTCTGAATATGCCCGCCAGCACCCCGAGAAACGGATTCTGGTCGTGGACGTGTGCCCTCAAGCGAATTCGTCTTCTATGATTCTCGGCGGCATCGAGGCCGGGGAGGATGCCCTGGCACTGATCCACCAAGGGAATCCACGCAGAACCATTGCCGGCTATGTAGATGATCGAATTCTGAGTCCTTACCTGAACCCAAATACCGGGGCCAATTTTGTCACTCAGGCTCAAACCTACAATGCTCAGGTGCCGCCTAATCTCT